TGCTAGAGCAGCATGTTCGTCACCGACGTATGTTGCAGTACCTGATACTGTTGCTTGGTTGTATGTGAACTCAGTTGAAGCAAGAGTTGCTAGTGACAACAAGATTTCTTGATCGATTTCAGCAGTAATTTCTTGGGCAAGTGCTGCCATAATTTCTGCTTCAACGTCAATACCATGTTGTGACTGTGCATCTTGTGCTGCTTCAAATGTCCAACGTGCTTGCAACTTACGTGATTTGGCTTCAACAGCCTGACGTAGAATCTGCACGCTGATCTGTTTACCACCATTACCTTCAAGAGTAGCAGTATCATTACCAGTATAGTAATTTGATGTTGTTGCACTTGATGGTGAACGTGAATAAGCCTGAGCAATTTTGAATGGGCTCAATGCTTCTTCGCCAGCAGTTACAGATGTCTGTGCTGCTGAGTTATCAGTCAATGACTGAGCATAACGTACACGTAATGTGTGGATCTGACCAACTGGACCAGTCATTGGCTGTACGCCGACTAGTTCGTTAGCGATAACAGTTGGCATAACACGACGAATTACTGGAAGAATAACGCGATTTAGTGTTGCGATATTACCAGCAGTTGTTGTGCCTGCTGAAGATTCAGCGAGCAACTGTTTCTTGGTGTTTTCTAAGATAACACCCATTGTTGAGCGGCGAGTTCCTTTCAAGCCTTCTAGTAGGGCTTCCTTGGTCTCGTCCCAACGGCTTTCTAAGAGTACTTTTGACATTTTAATTATCTCCTAATATGTCTTACTTAAGCCCTGCCAGACGCTTGAAATCAATCAAGTTGCTTTCGGCAACTGGATCTTTCTCAACTTCTTTTTTGGCAGTTTCTTTATCACCAGTCACTTCTTTAATAACACTTTCTGTTAAAGCAGTTTTAGCGCCTGCTTTAGCTGTTCCAGTATTAAGAACTGCTGGTAAATATTTTGCGAAAGCATCCTGTAATTTTGGTGTTTGGACACTTTCTAGTAAAGCCTTCATTACTTCTTTCTTCTCTTTGTTTAATGGGGCTAGAAGTTCATCCATAGCCTTTTCACGCTGAGTTGATTCTTTAATAATGCGAGCTTCACGATCCTTTATTTCAGCAACCTGAATTGCTTGTTCAGCAATTTGCTTTGCCTTAGCGAGTGCTTCTTCTTTTGACTGAATTGCTGTCATTAACTTGCGAGCTTCTGCCTTATCATTTAGATAAGTTACAGAGTATTCGCTAGCAAATGCTTCAAACAATTTACGTCCAAAGTTGTTTTCACGAGCTAATTTAATATCTTCCTTGAGTTGTGATAATTCACCCTTCAATTGAGATGATACTGCTTTGCCGACCTTTTCAGCACTTTCAGCAACAAATTTTGCTTTAAGTTCTTCAAGTTTTTCACGGCCTTCAGCAACTAGTCTTACACGTGCCTCAACAACAGCCTTTTTGTCCTGTGCAAACTCTTTAATTTCTTTAGCAAGAGCATGAACAATAAACTTTTCTAACTTTTGTTGATTTTCCATTTGTGCCTTACGGTCATTGCGCAACTCTTTAATTTCTTCTGCTAATTTTGTTACCATAAAGTCATTAAATTTTGCTGCGTGTTCGCCGAGTGCAACTCTTGTAGCGACACGATCTGCTACTAATTGCTTTTTCTCCTCATGAAATTCTTTAATTTCTTGAGATAGATTTTCAGTTAACATCTTATCTAGGGCTTCTACCATCACACTACGATCATGTTCGTAACGTTGTGCGAATTCCTCACGGAGTTCACCACGTACTTGATCGCGGGCTTCAGTCAACTTTCCTTCCCAAACTTTTTGAAGTTCGTTTGAGACATCTTCGTTGATTAGTCCACTCTCTAGTAATGGTTTGATAGCATCTAACATGCTCATATCCCCTATTATTTAATTTTCAATTCCTTGATAAGGCGTTTGACTTCCTCACCTAAGAAATTTTGTACCTTTTTGTTGCCCCTTGCTTCTCTAGCGACATCTAAAACTTTATGACCATGCTTCATATTCATGAGGCTTTCATATATTGCTTTAGGATATGCGTTAGGTGCGCTTGGTTGTGCAACGATATCAACAGTGATTATTTCAAAATCACTTACCTTGCCGTCTAAATCGCTTACATTACCTGATCCACGACTTGAAACGCCTAGTTTTACTCCACTCTCCAACATAGTCTTTACTAATTGACCCATTGGAGTTGGTAGAATCTTTAGTTTACCGAAACCGTTTGCGCCATCCATCCACATATTTGTGATCATATGACTTACACGGTCTAGATTAATTTTAAGGTCATCTGGATGATCTACTTCACCTAGCACAGAATAACCTTCTTGAATTTGTTTGTTTAACGTATTGACTGCTGTTTCAATTTCAGAGACAGGGTAAACACGCTCATTAGCGTTCTTTACCCCACCCTGAATAAAGATGCCCTTCATATAGAGGGTCTTTAGTTCATCGTTGCCTTCCTTTACGGCCTCAACGATCATGTTTGCTCTATCAAACGTTAAGTGTTCCCTGAGATACAAAGCCATTTGTCTCCAGTTTACTCTTAATTAGCCTTTAGCCACTGGGCTTTTAGCATTTGAACCATCATCACCATGCTTTGGTTTTGGTGCGTTCTCTAACTTTGCGCCCTTACCACCTGGAGCATTCTTAAATTTGCCTGCTCCTGGTAGTTCTCCTTCCTTCTTGCTATATTCGTTAGAAGGACCTTTTGGACCTGTTGGTACGGACTCATCTCCGCCTTCACTAAACTTAACAGGTTTTACGCCGCTTGTCTTTACTTTTGGTTCGTGTAAAGCTGGGCTCTTAGTGTATGCGCCATCATCACCGTGTTTTACAGAAACTTTTTCTAACTTTACTGCTTCCATAACTTCTTCAACTTCTTCTTCATCAGATACTTCCATATCTTCGGCGCCTTCTTCGTCACCTTCGCCTCTTAAAACGGCTTCAAGGTGAGCAAGTACGTCTTGTAATTCGTCGCGTACTTCTGCTACTTCATCTGCTTCTACTTCGCCTGCTGATGGTTCTGCTTCTACTTCTTCTTCACTGTCAAATTCAATATCTTCCTCTTCTTCATTCATACCTGTTTCTTCAACATCAATTTCGTCCATCAAATCAGCGACTTGGCCATGCATTTGACCGCCTTCGTCCATCATCTCTTCGTCCATGATTGATTCATAGATTTCGCGTGATTTTTCAACTACGATTTCGTGGAATAATTCACGGGCTTTTTCATCTTGCTCATTGATGATGAGGTCAATAAGCTGTTCGTATTTCTTGTTTTCCATTTGTTTTCTCCTGGATAATAATGGCTTTGTAGAATTATTTAGCGCATAGCACTAAAAAGTGTTCAATAAGTGCGATTTTTTTACGTTTTTGAAGTTTTAACCAGTTGGTTGCTGTGGTTGTGCTGGAATTCCGTATTGTTCTTTGACTTTTTTAAGATATTCTTTCTTTTCAAAATTACGTACATCTAGCATTTTACGCAATTTTCTTATATGCTCAAGAGTCAGTTTAGTTTTTCGGCTTGTTCTCCAAACCGGTTTGCTGTTATCATCCTTAATATTTTGATATCCCGGTACGGGCGGATTGAACATTTCAATAAGAAGCATAATTTTATTTATCTTATCCCGGCGGTGCGCCAGGTGGTGATGCTGCACCCTGAGGTCCGCCTGCCATTGCTGCATTTGGCCCTGCTGCATTAACTGGTCCTGCGGGCGGTTCTTGTTCTGGCCCTTGTTGCTGTTGCTGTGCTTGTTGCATTTCTTCACCAGTTTCTTTATCGGACTCTATATCACTTACACTTACACCAATACTACGTAAATCTGTACCTGCAGGTTCATCAAGCTTTTCTTTTCCATTTTCTTCACGCCATAATTTTTCGTTCTTGTTAATTTCTTCCTGCGTTAGACCTAAAAAGCGTTCTAATGCAAAGCGTTTAGAGATATATGGAAACTGTTCCATTGTTTGGTAAGTTGTTACTCTTGCAGTATCTAACTCGCTTTGACGATATGCTGCAAAGTTTTGCGGTGGATTAAAGTTTAGTTCAAATAATCCGCTATCAATATTGAATCCGCGCCAACGCAAAAATAGTTTAAACTCTTCGTCCAACTTCTTGCTAATATAATTCTGCAATCTTTCGCAATATTGATTGAAACGATATTCTTGTATCAATGCTGTACCAACACGACCATCACTTAATGGTCTATCACTATCATCTGGACCTGTTGGTAGATAGCTGCTTGGCACACGTAGACCACGTGCTAATCTATTATTAAAATATTTCAAATCATCAATTTCGCCTAGATTCTGACCACCTTGCATAACTTCTACTGATGATCCGCGACCGTCTGCGGTGACTGGGAAGAAGTAATCTTCATTCATTGAAAGTGGGTTATAGGTAGCGTCTACGATAGATGCTCCGCCATATACGCTAGGTATTCTACGTTGATGAATTTCATTTTTAATACGTTCTACGTATGCCATAGCCATATGACTTGGCATATTACCTACGTCAATCTTAAAGAGTCTGCGTTCTGGTGCACGTTGTACACGATAGATTAATACAGCATCTTCAA